TTATTCGTGCTGTTAACAATGCTGGTGGACAATCAAACGATATTCAGCACCAATTTGAAGTCAAAGGTACTTCGGTTCTTCCAGCTGTAAATCCTCCAGCAATCACAAACATCACAGAATCACTTTATGTTTCTACAACTGGATCTGGTGTAAAAGCCAGAGCCACGATGAACTTTACTGGCAGCACAGGGAACACTCAATGGGATTCATTAGGAGTTGGCATCGATGAATATGAGGTTCAATTCAAGCTGCAAAGTGCATCGTCTTTTCAATCACCAGGATCGACATCAGGCAACTTTTTTGAGTTCAATGATATTGCACCAGGTGTTTATGATTTTAGAATCAGAGCCAAAAATGATGCCAATGTTTATTCTGAATGGGCTGCAACAGTAACTGAAATTTATGGACTGACTGAACCCCCAGCTGATGTTAATAATTTTTATATTAGAACCGATAGCTTAGAAGCCCATTTGAGATGGGATTTGGTCGATGATGTTGATGTCAATATTGGTGGTCATTACGAGATCAGGCACAGCGATCAAACATCAGGTGCTGTATGGCGAGAAGCCAGGATCATTGCCAATTACATTGCTGGAAATGAGAATGGATCTACCCTACCCCTTCTGGTTGGTACATATTTAATCAAAGCAGTCGATTCCACAGGTCATAAATCTGTAAATGCAACAAATGTTGTCAATGCAATATCGCCAAACTTATTTGATAAACATACTTATTCAACTCACACCGAGTCCAACAGCGCGACATCTTGGGCTGGAACAAAAACGAACCTGATCATTGATGACGATGGATCACTTAAATTAGAATCAGCAATTGATATTGACGATGTGACAGATGACATTGACGATTGGGCTTTGTTTGATTCATTGGGTCAGTTGGAAAAAACAGGAAGTTATGAATTTACGACCTACATCGATTTTGGACAACAAGCAAACTTGGGTTTATTGAGTTCTGCAACCTGGTCATCAACCGACATATCAGGCTTATTTGATAACAGGACAGCATTCTGTGATAGCTGGGCTAATTTCGACAACTTAGATGATTTTGACGATGCAAAACTCACATTGTTTTATGCTGCAACCAATGATGACCCATCAGGAACACCCACCTGGTCTGGTTGGCAAGAATTTACAACAGGAACTGTCAATGGCAGAGCCTTTAAATTCAAAGTAAATGTCTCTACAGAAGATTCATCGCATCAGATCAAGATCAGTCAACTGGTGGCAAAACTTGAAGCCTGGTTCAGATTCAATGCAGATCGATTGACATCTTCAACGGGCGCATATGCAGTCACTTTTGACGATGCATTCAAACAAACAATACCAGCTGTTGCGATAGCAGCACAAAACATGGCAACTGGTGATTATTACACAGTGAGTTCGGTGTCATCGACAGGATTCACGATCAATTTTTACAACAGTTCTGGTAGCGGAATAGCGAGAACTTTCGATTATTTGGCTAGAGGATTTTAATTTATATTTCAATTACAACAACTTAGGGTTAATATAACAAGATTAGAGGAAAATTATGGCAAATGTAGCAGATTACAATGTAGCTAATGCATCAGGCGCAAGTGTGCGATCTGATATTAATAATATTTTACAAGCAGTCGTCACACTGAACTCAGGAACTTCTGAGCCATCTACAATGTACCCATTTATGATTTGGGTCGATACCACAAACAATGTGGTCAAAATGAGAAATGGTGCGAATGATGCCTGGTTGACGATGCCATTCGCTATGAATGCATCCAATAGTGTCGATATCAATGGGGGTGCGATTGATGGCACAACCATAGGCTCTTCAAGTGCTTCAACGGGTGCTTTCACTACTTTATCAACTACTGGCGCTTTAACGCAAGATGGTGGAGCAGTATTCAACGAAGCCTCTGCCGATGTAGATTTCCGTGTTGAAAGCAACGGCAATGCCAATATGCTTTTTGTTGATGGTGGAAATAATCGGGTTGGAATCGGACAAGATACACCAACTGCCGATCTGCACATAACAGGATCAGGCGATACAAAAATTATACTTGAAGATGGAACAGTTGAGCAGTCTATTACTGCGCACAGTGGTGGTTTAAATTATGGTGTTGTTTCTGGTGATGCTCATACATTTGTTATTGATACTACAGATGAAGTGGTTATAAATGCAACTGGAATGGGAATCGGTACTACAAGTCCAGCAGAAATTCTAACTCTAGTCGCCTCATCAGGCGATTGTAATCTCCGAATGGAAGGTTCAGCAGTCAGAATCAAAAAGTCAGGCTCAGATTGGCTTTCTTATGATGGTTCAAACCTTAAAATGTCTACAGGCAATAATGAGCGAGCAAGGCTTGATTCATCGGGCAGTTTTTATGTAGGCACAACAAATGCTTCAGTCTCAAGTAACACAGGCGGTCATTTTTTTGATTATGGTGGATATGCAAACCATAGGCGAAATAGCGCACCATCTCTTTATCTCAACAGATACGGTACAGAAGGAACTATTGCACAATTTTATCACGCTGGAACTGGTGTCGGCTCTATTTCTGTGTCAAGTGATGCAACAGCTTTTAACACATCATCAGATGGCAGATTAAAAGATGTGACTGGTGAGGCAAAAGGACTTGAGGTAATAAACAAATTAAACCCTGTTTCATTTAACTGGAAAAGCTCTGGAAAATCTGCTCAAGGTATGATTGCTCAAGAAGTTTTAGAAGTCATGCCAGAGTGCGTAAGCAAGGGTGAAGAAAATGATTATTATCAGATGGACTACAGCAAAATCGTCACACCATTGATTAAAGCGGTTCAAGAACTCTCGGCAGAAGTCGAACAATTAAAACAACAAGCACACGATAAGTGCGAAAACTAAGAGGAAACTAAAATGGCAAATACTTACACTTTCCAAGATCCCACAGTCAATGCGTATTTGAATCATGATGGTTTCAGTGATTGCGTATTTTGTGTTCACTGGAGATTGGTCGGCACATCATCGCAGACAGATAGTGAAGGCAATAAATATACTGCATCTGTTTATGGCACAATCAATCTTGATCTATCCAATTTAGACCCATCCACATATGTTGCTAAAGACGATCTCACAAAAACAATTGTCAATAATTGGGCTAAAGCAGCAATTGGTGATTCAGAGGTGGCAGCATTAAAGGCTGGATTGAAAGAAAACATTGACAGCCAAATTACTCCAACAACGGAGACATTTGCTGTTTAAAAATGCAAGACAAAGAAGGAGAGAATTTTGATTATGTCAAAGGGTTTTGGGTTGTCTTGATCGGTTTTATATTGCAAACAATAAGCATTTTAATTTAGGAGAAAAATGGAGAAGAAAAAAATAATTTTTAATGATGTTGAATATGAGTATGACGATTTCAGTGATAGGGCAAAACATCTTCATGGCGAGATAAGCGATATTTCGCCAAAAGTTGAAGAAGCTGAAAAAAGATTCAATAAAGAACAGCAAATATATTCCCAGCTGACAAGCACATATCAATATTTACTAAATGAATTAGTTAAGGAACTTGGAATTTCAAATGACAAGCAAAATCACGACAACACAGAGACTTCAGGAAGTTGATAAAAGGCTTTCTTCTCACGAAGCTGCTTGTAATGAAAGATGGCGAGAGAATTACAGAAGGCTCGAATCCATTGAAGCAGCACTCACCACCCTAAACACTCAAATAAGAATTGCCCTGGGAACTATTGTTTCAAGTTTATTGGCAATCTTAGTGGCTTTCATTCTTCGATGATTCAGTTTTTAAATCTAGTCGGCAAACTCGGCAGAACTTATCTCAATGGTCGCATCGCCAGATCCGAAGCAAAGGCGAAGGCAGCTGCCGATTGGGACACTGTGGCTCAACAAAATGCTGGAAACAGCTGGAAAGATGAATGGCTGACTCTCCTTTTTTCAATACCACTCATCATGTGTTTTATTCCAGCAGCAGTGCCATATGTGAAAGAAGGTTTTGCAGTATTAAATGAAATACCTGACTGGTATCAATATTTATTAAGTGTGATCGTGGCTGCTTCTTTTGGAGTGAGGTCTGCTGTCGGCTTTATGAATCGAAAAAAATAACAATATAGGGGCTAAATATGGAACAGGTAATTGAATATATTACGATGGCGATATCTATCGCATCCATCATCTGTGCTGCAACGCCTACACCAAAAGACAATGCAATTCTACACACGATTTATCGTGCAATTGAAATGATTGCTCTGAATGTTGGCAAAGCAAAGCACTAATCAATAATTGAAATTGGGTTCTTCTAAGCAGATTTGCCCATTTCGATCTTTGTAGATCAAATGGTGAGAGACCAGATGCCTGACTCGATCATGTACTGGACTCTCACTTTTTAGATCCAATTCGTCTTTTAACTCTCTAATTGTGGGGCATTTATCGTTTCTGACATAATATTTGAGTATTGCATCATATGTGTCCAAACAATTGTTCCTGGTTCGAAATTCTGAGCCTGACAGCCCATTCATGCTTGTCAGTATCTTTCTTCTTTCTTGATATTTTTTGTATTGCTCTGATCTAATCTTTTTAGTCATTGATAACTTCCTTTATATAAACAGTGGGTGATAAAACAGTTCTGGCTGGTTTAGCTGGAATGTATTTTTCTGATGTTGCTTTATAGTTTCGAACTTGCCTGGAAGTTTTTACTAGGATCTCATTGCCTTCATCATCTTCATAAAATGCGACACCTTCTTTTGCATCTCCCAACTCAGATTTGATTATCATCTCATTGAGATCGATGGCTTTTTTCATGTCTTTCATGGCATTTTTCAAAGCCTGGATTGACTGTGCAGCTTCTAAGGCTTCCGATGATAAATTGACAGTTCTATCTTCATTCACCAAAGGATTTAAAATATCGCAGCCTTTCGAAGTCTCAGGGGGATAATAATCTTCTTCTTCGAGTCGCCTATAAAAATCATTTACTTTTTCAGCCAGGACAGATGAGAAATTTGGATCTCTTTCAAAAAA